AAGGTTGCTAGTTTCTCATGCTCAGTATTTCTGTTTGCAAGTTGGTCGGTAACTCTTTGAATTTCCGATTCCAGATCTCTGACTTGTCGTTGACATCCAGCGATCTTAATATTGTTTTGAGAAATGCCATGCGTTAGTGTAGTAATCTCCTTCGATAGAGTAGTGAATTGACGCTCTCGCTCCTCTTCCTTATTAATCGCTTGTTCCAGTTCTTTATAACCGGATTGCAACTCCTTAGCTTTATTTTGAGCGTCGTTAATTCTATTTATTCTAAAGGTCTCTTCAATCGCTTGATCGCAGGTAGGACAAACCGTATTTTGTGTGAAGAATTTATGCTCCTTCGTAATCGTCGCTACCTTATTAGAAATCTTACCTTTTAGATTACCAAGTGTACGAAGTTTTTCTGTGGCTCCTACTACATCTTCAATCTCTTTATTCAACTTGAACACATCTTCTTCGATGATAGCATTACTATTCATCAAATTATTCTCTTCAGTAAGGAGTTCTGAAATCCTTACTTCCTTACTTTTAATATTTTCCTTACCACGACTTTCAATCTCTTCAATAAAGTTCGTTTGCATCTTGACTTTATCATTCAAAGATTCTTTCTTAAGATCTAAGACCTTGATATCTTCTTTGACTTGACGAATTTTATCTTTCATCAAATTATTCATAGAGGAGAAGATGCGAATATCAAGAAGATCTTCAATTACATCTCTACGATTTGTAGCAGTCAATTGCATAAAAGGAACGAACGTGCTACTACCCAGAATCACAATCTGAGTGAAAGATTTATAGTTCATCTTGATGACGTTCTGCTCAAACCACTTCTGCTGATCAAGTGCAGCCGCAGACTGATCTAGAAGAGTGCCATCACGATGCACCTCAAAAACATTTGGTTTAATACCACGAACGACTTTCCAGTCAGTGTTTCCAATAGAAAACTCTACCTCAACAATACAATCCTTTTCGTTGACTGAGTTTACCAGTTGAGGTTTGTTGATTTTACGAAATGGTTTCCCAAACAAAGAAAAAGTAAGAGCGTCAAGTAGAGTGCTCTTACCAGCTCCGTTAGTTCCAATAATCAGATTTGTTGGGTGCTGTGTAAATCCTATCTCAGTATATTGATTACCAGTTGATAGAAAATTTTTCCAACGAATTTTCTCAAATAAAATCATGTGTGGCTTCAGGAGGAATTACAAGATCGTTTTCAGTTATGATTGCATACTTATAGTCATGCATCTCGCAGGTTTTAATCATTATATCATCTTCAATTTCTATGACGTGCATTTCTGGACTTCCACCATCCTCCAACATCATAGCATATCTCATCGCATCGTCTTCACCTTTGAACAAATATAAAATTTGATCACCGTCCTCATCAGTTACCGAGTATGCCCCATCCGTTTCTTTTCCGTAAATTGTTAGAATATACATCTCAAATCAACTCACATGCCTCTTGATAAGTCTGTCTCATAATATTCTGAACTCTGGACTTATCAAGTTGAATTTCTGCTTCCTCGATATATCTATTCAGGATAGAAATAGTATCTTCAGACTCAAAGACTTCAAACTCTTCAGGATCGTTTAAATCAAAGTTTTCTACAATTTTAATATCTGCAGCTACATCAGTAATTTTATCAACAAACTTCTCAAAGTTCTTTGTATCAGTTTTCTTACGAACGATCACTTTGATAATTTTATTCTCATACTCACTGACATCAAAAAGTTGATGTGGAGTATCCTCATAGTAGATATTATAGAAGAGGCGATAGGGATTATCTATGTGAAAATGTTCAAGAGTTTCTGTGTCAAAGATGGAGAATCCTCTCCGATCACCGACATCGTTCCAGAACATTTCGTATGGATTTCCCAAGTAGTAGATCCGTCCATCATCCGATCGAGTGTGATAGTGACCGCTGAAGACCTTGGTGAACTCTGAATATAACTCGCCCGGATGACCATGATCCATGATGCAGCCTCGATGAGCTCTAAATCCGTTGAGCTCAAGGTGCCCCATCGCGATCTTGCAAGTTGAACTTTGAATAAGTTTGAAAGTAGTTTCCTCATTTTCTTTGTTGATCCATGGAATAAACAATACGTTAAGTTTATCTAATTTAACTTCCGTTGACTCAGAATAAACAGTTACGTTATCGTACTCACGTAGAAGAAGATCGACAGCATTAACATCATTAGTATTCTTATAATATGCTGTGTGATTTCCTACGATCGTATGAACATGAATTCCCATGTCTTTGAGACGATCATAGTAATTATCTTTCGCCCATGCTAAGGCAGAAAAATCAATACCTTTACGGCTATCAAAGGTATCACCCATATCAATTATGGTGGTGATGCCATTCTCCTCTAAGTAAGGAAAAAAGACATCATTATAAAACTTCAGAAAGTAGTCGTGAAACAACTTTGAATTCTTACGAGCACCAAAGTGTTGATCAGTGATGATTGCAATCTTCATTAACTACGGAGCTTGGAATGCACGTTATCTTTGATTTGATTGTAGTCGGAATAGTTCGATCCGTCAAGGGTGTTGTTGTCGTCAAAGACTTCGCTATACCCAGACTTTTCAATAATCTTGTTCTTAATTTCTAGTTGACGCTTCTCCCTTTGGATCCTGCGGAGAAACGCATAATGAATGATCTGCGTAAAGTAAGCAAAAGGATTTTGGGATTTCTCAGGATTAAAATTATGTATGTACTGAACGCAATTTTCGATTCCATCAGAGATCATGTCCTCCTTAAACATGTAGTTCACAAAGTTTGGCTTGAAGGACAAATGATTTGCGATCTTCAAGAAACACTCACCAATATAGCGTGGAATTGGTGGTTTTGTATCCCATCGTGTAGCACGATCAGCCTTCTCAGGTTCTCTACCATACTTCTTAATGAATGCATTTTCAACATCATTACGATACTCAATCAGTGCAGCGAGAAATTCCTTATTGTTGACGTAGTGTTCAGACCTTTTTCTTTTGGTCATATTCGGTATCATAAGTTTATCTCATAATATGTATAGATTATATCACCTTAATGACGAAGTGACAAGAGGACTTGACACATTTCAAATACCAGATAGAATACCTTTGTGGAGGTTGATAAGGAGGCTATATTACTCTTGAGTTTTATTATAAATCTTCTCTAGGATTTCTTTTACATCGTTTACATTTCCTAGACGGCCCATCTTACGGTCGATGCTTGATTGATTTGTTGAGTTCTTATCAGATTCAGATGATCGAATGTAATCTTGATACATCATTATCATTTCTATATCTGTAGATTCAGACATAGTTAATACATCTTCCAGATTAACAACAAACATATCATCAGTTGTTGTTTTTAACCATGGTTCAATTTTATATCCTACTACTCCCATCCTTCCTTTGATTTCATTTACGATGATTGGATGAGAAACCAACAGCATGGTTCTATCTTCTTCTTCGGAAGCAGCTACTCTGGCAAAGATCTCTTCGCCTGATTTTAATTTGACTGTACAGTAAAAATCGTCTTCTATCATACCTTTAATTGAATAGTGATTATCTCATAGTTAAAGTTTTCCTCATTATATGTTTTGATTCTTTCTATGAAATGATTGAGTGTGTAATTTCTTCTGGACTTTGTTGAGCAATCATCTGAAATGTCATACAGTGTTGCTTTTACTTTATCTTTTCCTTTTCTAAGAACTCGTCCAATACTTTGAAGATTGCGGATTCTGGACTTACTTGGAGAGGCAAAGATAACATTATGGAGTTTTTTAATATTGATACCTGTACTAAAAGTTCCATAGGAGGCAACGATGATAGCGTTGTTTTCTCGTTCTGTAATCTCTCGTACTAATTCCCTCTCCTCTGCATCTATGCCGCCATGTACAAAAAATACCTTACGGTCATCTCGCTTGTTTTTATTTATCTGATCGTAGAGTACCTGTCCATGGGCTTCGACTCTTGCAAAAAGAATAAGAGTGTTCCCTTTAAGGTCTAGTGCTAGATTTTTAATAAATCGATTTCTCTGTTCATGAGAGATAAGATATTCAATTTCATCATTATATGTTTCAAATGTTTGTGGTGCATGTTTGAGAACAAGACACTGAATATCAAGTTGTGACAAATGTCCCTGCCTCATCAACTCATCAGTTCTAGTGACTTTGTATGATGGACCAAAGAGACCCTCTAACACCCACTTGTGCGTCTGTGTGCCATCTAAAGTTCCTGTAAATCCAAATCTATATTTTGCATGATGTAACTTGGTCATGATCTGAATGAGTGACTTGGATTTAAACAAGTGAGCTTCATCACCAATTACAACTTCAAATCTTTCAAACCAACTTCTTTCCAACTTATAGATAGATTGCCATGTTGTTATGACAATTGGACGATTATCATTCTTCTCACGACCACTATAAATTTTATGGCAGTGGGTCTCAACGTCCCAGCCATATTCCTCAAAGTCCTTATACATCTGCTCTACCAGACTGGTCGTGGGAACAACTACCAGAATATTTTTCCCATGCTCAGCGTAATATCTTGCTAATGAATAAATCATCAGAGATTTGCCTGACGCAGTGGGAGATATCAATAGTCTTCGGTTGTGTTTTAGAGCATCGAATACTCCCTCGACTTGGTATTGTCGTGGCTCGTGGACCGAAATAGATTTTATATAATCCTTTACTCCCTCAAAAGAAATAAATTCATTCTCCTCATAAGGAGTTCCGTAGAATTTATTATCTTCAAACTTGTAACTGTATCCGTAGTTCTCACAGAAAGATACAATCTTATCTAACAGACCGACATAGATTTGCTTGGAACGCATATCAAAGAGATGTATCTCTCCGTTCCAGTTTCTACCACGATACTGTGGCATAAATTTTGCATTAGGAACCTCAAACTTAAAGTGATCTCTAAGTTCATATTCTATATGAGGTTCAGTATTAATTTTAAGAAATACTTCGTTGGATTTTGATATAACAAGATTTACACTAGTGTCAATCACGTAGATCCATTCATCTACGAATATTTATTACATATTGCTAAACCTATGTTCTAGCATGATTCTATAGAAGTGATCACGCATAGCAAATAAATCTTCTTGCTCATGTGGAGGACCACCGGACCATTTTTGACAGGCCTGCGATAACCCAGTATGGATAATACGAACTGCTTGAATTGGCAGTTCTAATTGATAATACTGCTCTTCGTTTTCCATCTGATTATTTAGTGTTTTGTATCCATGTTTTGAAACTTGA